GTGAGTAATTTGATCACCACGATTAGTGCCGCTAGGCTGTCTCGTCAAGAAAAGTGGCGGGTTGCCATTCAAGTAATAGCCAAGAGTATTATCGTTGTAACCAGAGCCTGGCGTAGTTGGCGTACTGCCAGATGGTCCGATCAGGTTATTAACGCTCCAGTTGTTCCCAGCCCCACTGCTATCCGTTCCCAGAGCAGCGGCGCTGCTGTTATCGCTGAAAGGAAGGTGAAAAGAGTTTATTCCTTGCTCAACAGCATCAGTTAAGACAACATCATTAATTTCAATAGCACGTAAATTAGAGCCACCGTCACTGGTTCCAAATGAAATTGAATTGATTGTTATTGCGTATCCAGTGTAAACAGTTTTCCAGCCAACAGGATCATTATTCGTAATCATTGTTGACTCATCATCGTTATACCAAACTCTGTTTGTTGAGCTGGAGTTGCCTCCACCATAAATGCGGAGTTTTGTAACACCTGTTTTAGCTGTTGGAAAGGTTACTTTAATCCGCTTTGTATTACTAGGAGCGGTGCTTGAGCTTGAAGCCGAAGTCTTTTGAAAATTACAGCCAGTGCTGGTGCTACCGTCAAACAGGGCTTCTCTTGTGCCGCCTGCATACAACTGTTGTTCTAAAAAATCAAAACTTACGCCAGATGTTGTAAAGCTGCCTGTAAATTCCTTAGCCTGCCAAACATTGTTGGCGTCAAACTCAGCGAAGGCAGTCGGATCAACTGCTTGATTGTCGAGGAAGTAGACATCGGCTAGATAAAAATTGGCATATTGAGTGTTCCAATGCCCAATCTTGTGTACTCCGGTACCATTAATAGCACCTTCAGCATTTAGAGCTGGATAGGTAATACTGTCCCACTCTTGTATTTGCTCCCCATTTACCCACAACTTAATACGATTAGACTCCGTCGCTTGAGTTGTGTCGAATGCGAGAACGATGTGATACCACGCTGAGTAGTCCCGGAAGGCCCGAGCAGTACTGAATGCACCAGCTCCGCCACCATCAAAGTCTAGCTTGTGATCAGAAAAGAAATAAAACAGCGTATACCCATCGGCATTAAAAACATGATCAACGTTCCCTTCTGTAGAACGCTTTACCCAGCCACTCCAAGTCCACGTCTTGCGATTACCTGCAGACGACGGTGTTCTGCTCAGGTATGCACTATCACCGCTGTTAAACCGCAAGCTACGTTCAATCTTAAAGCCAGCAGCACCAGCACCGCCAGACGCACCAGCAAGCACATTAGAACCAATGACGCTCATGAGTAGTTAGCAGTGAAAACAGAGTGGATAGAAGTGGAACTGCGGACGACGTAATCCACGCGATCAACGGCGTTTGCATCAGTCGTTAGAACAGGCGCGGTTCCGCCAGCAAAGTCCCAGTAAGAACCCCACGAACCTGTACGACTACCAGTTCCATCTTGGACAAGAAAGATAGAGCCAGATTGACCAGCAGTCAGGTTAGTAGGGTTGGCAATAGTAAGGTTCTGATCAAGCGTTAGCGAGTAGTTATTAGATGCTGCAAAATCAGGTGTTACCGTTGCTCCAGACGTTAGCGTCGTAATCTCACCACGTTGTGCTGCTGTAAACGTTCTCGCCTGCGCTGTGATCAGGTTTGCAACCGTGATTTTCTTGGTCTCATCCGCTGATACATCAACGATAGGCACCACGTCGGTTGAATCCGCCGTTGTCGTTTGAGCCGTTAGCTCTGTGATCTTGACGTTCGCCATGAGAACCCATCAATAGGTGCAGTTTACTTGAATCAGCAATCAGGTCCAAGTGCTGACCGCAACGCGCCTCCAGGTGTTTGTCGCAGTGCAAATGTAGATGTAATTCGCGTCCCAAGCCACTTCACCCGCAATTCCAGAAGCAGATGCCGAAGCAGGTGTATGCGTTGGCAGCACTGGACGCACACCGAGCGTGACGTTTGCTGAGGTGATTGCAGCCTGACTGGTCAGCGTCCCAGCAGTCATTACCTGCAAGTCGATCTTGCCGTCTTCAGCTGCTGCTGTTGGATCAACAATCGAACCCTCTACCCTTGCGTACTCAACCTCAGAAGGCGTACCGCCATCATCATTGCCTTGAAAGACCAGAGAGCTAATCACATCAGCAGCAACCCCAGCAGCGTTGTTCCTGTGATGGTATAGAACGATGTCTGCAGCACTGGCGGCATCAACCTCTTTTGACTCAATAAATAAGCCGGTATTGTTTGAAGACTCCGTGATGTGAAGCGGGAACAACGGTGTCGTTTCACCAATGCCAATGTTTTCGCCGTGCAAACGCAGACGTGTCGTCAACGTTCCAGCAACAGCTGTTTGCAGGTTCAGCGAGCCCTCGTGAGAGCCATGCGTGTTGTCCTTAATCTCAGCAACAATCGCTGCATAGTCATGCGGCAAATTGATGTTGCACTGACCTCTGTAAACAAGGTTACCTAGATCATCACCATTGGCTGCACTGGCACTGTTGCGATACAAAACGACATCAGGCGCCGTATCTGCTCCAGCATCAGTGTTTTCAATGATGACTTGATCAGTCGTGTCAGTGCTAAAAAGATGCAACTGAGCAGCTGCCGTTCCAGTGCCAACTTGAAACCCAGCAGTCGTAACCTTGGCGACGTAAGAACCCGCAGCAGTAAAGCCAAGTTCGTTCGTACCAGAGCGAAACAAGCCGGTTGAATTTGAATCACTTAAAAAGCTGATTGACGGAAGAACTGCTGTCCCATCAGGCAACGCATTGTGAATTGTCTTAAACGTGATTTTCTTGTTGCGGTCTGCACTTTGGGCTTCGTCAATATCGACAATTGGAAAGATGTCGTCAGCAGCTGGTGCAGTCTGCTCTGTAAGCTGTGAAATTTTGCGATCAGCCATCAGTTAGCCTCCAAGGTTTCAACACGGGTTGTTAATGCAGCAATCTCAGCAAACGCTTCTTGCAGCGCAGCGGTAAGCAACGGCACAAGCTTAGATTGGTCAATGCCCTGATAGACAGGGTTTCCATCGCTGTCTACTTCATCTTTAGTCCCTGTGATTGCTTCTGGCACAATAGTTGCAACTTCGTGCGCCAAGAAACCATCAACCGTAACTAATGGACTCGCAGTAAAATTAAATCGCTTAACGTCAAGATCGTTCAAACGTGCCTTGGCACCAGTCAAGGCAACAACGTTCTCTTTCAGGCGATAGTCAGAGCTGGTGTTAAAGGCAGTGGAACTTGCCGTGACTGTAATTGAGCCAACACTGCTTGCGTTGTATCTAATACCAACGATTGAGCCCGTACTTGTATGACGGTTTAACACTAAACACTGTGCAAAATTGCCAATGTTTAATCGACCGTTGTCTACTATTTGAAAACCACTTACATTGTTTGAAATCGGGTTTGTCGTCGTATTCCACATGAACGAGTGACCACCGGCATTCGCATCAATCGCTCCATTGTTATCGCCAATGAAAAAGCGGTGCGTTCCAGCGGTAGCAAAGCCGATCGTATTGGCTGAATACTTGTAAAAACCGCAGTCAGTCTCAGTGCCAAACGATAACGAAGGCGCTGTTGCTGACCCATCACCTGCCGCAACGTCACCTGTTGTTGTGATGTCTCCTGTGATTGACAAGCTGCCATCTAGCCCTCGTAGCGTCACCCAATCGGTATTAGAGCTATTCCTGATCTTTAACAGATTTGCTGTCGTGTCAGCCCATAGCTGATAAGCAAACGTCGTTGCAGGTGCTGTTGCTCCACTGCTTGTTGTGAACAGCGCAGAAAGTTGGTTGTTTAAGTCAGAGCGAAACGCCGATCCACTTGCGTTCGCGCAGTTGCCATCGGCTTGAGCCATTTTGATTAAGACTGCTTCGTTCCAAATCCTACCGCCGTATACTGGAATTGGCGATCAACCACAGTACCAGACGAGTTCTGGAACGTTACGTTGAATCCCGAAGCAGTCGGTGGCGTAACGATCGCAACGTCTCCAGTCTCCATGTCATAGCTAGTCACCATGACAGCAACCTTGGTGTTGTCATCGGTATAGAACTCGTCCTCAAAAGTAACGTCCTTACCTGCTCCATCTGTTCCAGACTGCTCAAGTCCTCCATTTTCTGTGCGCCTTTCCAACTGGATAGTGGCCCCAAGCTTGTCCACGATTGGTGTTTGGTCAGGGTGCAACGCCCGCAGCTCAGCCTTGAACTGGAACTGACGCCCAACAAAGTTGCCGTTTTCAACCGGGATCCAATCGCCAAACACGAGGTTGGAATCGTGAAAAATCTTGTCATCGCCTGTTGGCACTGGCACATTTACCTGATCAGTAAGCAGTAAGTCACCACTTTGCGTAATCAGCTGATCATCGTCTTGCGACTGCAAGAACTGCGTAAAACCGCTAACGGTCTGATCCGTTTGGATCGTGTCACCGCTTTGCGTAATCAACGTATCGCCAGCTTGCGTAACCAAATCTTGGTCAGGGAATACACTGTCGCCGTACAACAGAAAATCACCATCCTCTGTCAGGAAAAAGCTGTTTGCCCTAGCGTCATCTGATGTGCGAAAGTACAGCTCTGTGCTGGTGTCGTCAGCCAACGCACCATCAAAATCACTCCAGCTGTCAATAAGTTCAGTTCGATCGTCAATCGTATCAAGCGGATACAACCCACGGGAATCAATAACCCGTTTTAGATCAACGCTAAAGCGACCGCCAAGATCAAACGTTTTCGCAAAGTGATAAGTGCCAAAAGTGCCTCGGGTTCCAACAAAATCAACGCTTGTAAGGTCATCAAAAGTGCCAGTAATGTCGTCGATCTTTGCGTCACCATCTAAAACTAGACCGTCATACTCGCTGTCGTAATAAACACCAAAACCTTCGCCTATAAATTCTTTAGGCTCATGTAAGTTTTGGTCTTCCCTGATTACCTCAAAGTTAAATCTAGGAATAGCGTCAGGGATATTAACTGTTACGCCAACAGCATTTTTACTGCGTTGTCCGTTGATCGTTTCGTACTTGATAAAATACGTTCCGTTGATAAGCGGAATGACTGCAATCTCTTGCTTTGCTGACAGATTTCTTAATAAAGTTGTATTAGGCCAATCTGCATTTGCTGTCAAGTCAGCGCTGTGACGAATAACCGCTTTCAAGCCTTCCGTATTTGCGCCAGTGTTACCAATTGTCCAGGACATGTTGACCTGATCTTTGCCAATCGGAGTGACAGCAACATTTGTTGGATCTGGCGGCAACACTGCACTGTCTGGCTGCGGCGCATCATCATTGAAAACATTGACAGTTGAGACGGCGGGAACAGTAAACGAGAACGTCGAGAACGAAGACCGTTTGGCGCGTGGTGCAGGGCCAACAGCACGAACCCTGAAATCAATAACGGTGCCAGTTGGCACACCATCAATCTCAAAGTTTGTGTTGTTTGTCGTGGCATCTACAAAGTTGCCTGCACCAATTTTGTACCTGACTTCAAAAAATACTGCAGTAAGTGAGTTGCCACGGCTCCAGCTAGCAAAAACTCTGTTGGCAACACCATCTTCCTTTGTAATTTCATTTGCAACTAACTTAAGACCAACTGGAGCTGGTGGTGCTTCGTCAAACGTCGTTATGTCTGCAAATTGCAGCAACGCATTTTCGGTCTCAACAACCTGATAGATGTTGTCAACATGTTGAACGCCAGTGATCGAATACGTTCCATCCTCACCCTCGCCAACAGCAAGGCAGCGAAACTTCTGATGCTGGACGTTGCTAGCCTCGATTGAATAGACAGTATTAACTTGAGGCGCAGATGAAAACGCAGAAGACAGTGTAATGATTTTTCCTGAAGCGCCGCTAATCGCCCTAGTTTCTACCGTTCCGTCAGCCAGCACACACGTCAGTTTTGGGTTAGAGCCGGTTGGCAGCGTGATGTCTTCGTCACCAGTTACTGTTGTCGTCGTAGAAGCCGCTACGCGCCCTGCAAGCCTTGCACCCTGACGCATTGCATCAGACACGGCAAACAACTGACCAGGCAGGACCATCAAGCCCTCAAGACCAACAGAGAACGTAACGGTTTCACCCTCTGTCTCTTCAGATGCCAACATCCATTTGCCCATGCGCTGAGCTTGGTTCTTAGACGTGCAGCCGAACGCGACAATATCTCTGGTCTGAAAGCCGTACTTCTGAACTAGCTCATTATTTTCGATGACAACAAAACCAGGACGGTAAAAGTTTTCTGGGTCGTTGTAGCGAACACGAATCCTTGTGCTGCGCGTTTTTAGGGATGACCCGCTGTAGTTGAATCCACCGCCAACAACATTTGAGTTGGTGTAGATATGAACAGGATCAAGAGCCGTATAAATATTGCCTAAAACACCGTGATCAGCTGCAACCTGAATCGTGTCAGCCTTCCAATAAAGCATCCCACGAAAAATGCTAGCAAGATCCTGCAGAACGCTGTAAGCATCGGCGGCATTGCCAATAACAGTATTAATCGCAAAACGCGGCTCTCGCGTTCCATCAGAGTTAGTAATCAGTTCATTGCAATACTTCGACAGCTCGATCAAATCAACCCAACTGATATTTTCTGTATTTACAAAATCTCCGCAGCCAAAACGATCATTCGTAAGTATGTCGTAAAGGCAGCAGACCGGACATGTTGTATAAAAACGGCCAGGCTTTAGTTGACCGTTGAAGGAACCACTAAAAATTAGCCGTCCATTTGAATTAGGACTTGCATTGCTTGGAATTTTTACCTTCATGCCGCGTATTTCATACGCACGTTGAGGCAACGATCCAAATTGCTCAGTGTCTAGATCAAGTGCGACGCAGGCAGTGTGCTTGTAGGCTGTTTTTATCCTCTTGCCAGCAACAATTGATGTCCAAATAATCGTGTCACCACGCCCGCTAGCAAGAGGCGTTTTTCGTGGAACATCTTGAAGGTCACTACGACGAACTTGAAAAGCACTTTCTCGCGGCGTTAGTTCCCGTTTTTTAACTTGTATTTTCCAAGGCCCTTCACCTATTAGATCAATTTGAGGTGTTTCATATTGATAGTCTGACGTTGAAATGCCTTCAAATTGTTTGTATAAGCCTCCTTCTCCAGGGAACACAATAGGATAATTTCTATTTTTAGAAATTATTCTAACTTCTATTACAATTTTAGCAGGAAATAGCTGGCCTCTTGCGATTCCTTCAACCGCTTGCGAAAACAGCTTTGGAATAGTAAAAATAAGTTTTACAAAATCTGTGTCAGGGTCAGTGATTGTACGCACCACCGTGCCCGGACCATAGTCCGCAGGCAGAATAACTAAATTGTTTTCATCTAGCTTTTCCGAATAGTTGCGTCCAACTTGCGTGTCAACAGGAATAATTGTTGTACTTCCACTGCCAAACTTATCGCCAAAAGGCGTCTGACCTGGAGTGCCTTTTCTTATTGCAAAATCAGTTTTGCCAACTTCCTTGTCGGTTGCAGAGGTTTCATCTAGAAAAACACTTTTTCGGCCTTTGACCAAGCCGTCAATGGGACCTTCACAGAGAAGGTCAATGATCTTAATCGCAGTTTGAGAATTTAAAGCCATTGTTCAAACAAGATTGTAGCCGTAAGCTAAAACACGGAATTTAGTGTCAGACTGCAGCTCTTCATCTAAAATTGCAATCTTTAGCGTAACATCTTTGTTGTTCTGTTGCCTGCTAAATCTCATCCGTTGTGCAAAAAAATAATCTTGCGTTGTCTCTAGATAACCTTGAAACGTTGTTGCGGCCTGCACAACTGTTTGATCAGCAACACCGCCATCTCTTGCATGTATAACTTCAATTTCAAAGCGAAACGTCCCGTCAATTTTTTGCGTATCAAGTGCTTCACCTGCTCTTGAAAAACAACCTCTGTTTACATGAAAAATAACATCAAAACCACGACCCACGTCTTCAGTAGCGTTTTTAGCTTCAATCCCATCTAACGTAAGAACCTCATTTTCTGCTAGGTTTTTGTTTAAGCCAGGACCAAAACCTTCGTTTGCGCTTGGGACTCTTACCTTTTCGTCCCGATCTGCTTTGTATTTATTAGCCTGCGCCCGTGTCAATTTTTTTGTTTCCAGTCCAACCTCTTCTTGAAAACGTCTTTTCGGACGTTCACCGTTAATCAAAACAGTTTGCTGACCAGGCTGTTTAATTGCAGTCGCCAACGGATCCGATTCATCAGTAGCAACAACGTTGACGCTAAGCAAGTGACCGCCGACAAGTGCCCTGCCATAAACAACAGGGATCGTCACGCCCGCTCCAACAGTATTAGTTGCACCTCGGTAAGCATACGACTGCACACCGTCACTGCCGCGTGTGATGCCTTGCGCTCCAGGGCCGTTAAAGTTCGTCGTCTCCATGCGACGTTGCGACAGCCTTGGCATTTCTGGTTGCGGCGAAATCATATTGGCAACACCGCCAAGAATTAAGCTTGCGCCAATCGCGCTAGTTGCAGTGCCTAGGCTTGTCAAAAGTCCTGCAACACCGCCAGTCATTGCTTGACCAGCACCGAAAACACCACCAGTAATTGCGCCTTGAAAACCAAACAAACCAGCACCAGGCAGCAAGAACGATGCAGCAACCAAGCCAACACCAATCAAAATCTGCGTCGTCGAGGTTCCGCCACTACCTGCAATCACGGGCACCAAAACCATTGGCTTGCTGCCAAACGGTAGGTGCAGCTCGTCATAACCCATCGCCGCACCAGCTTGGATCAGCTTGTATCCAACTCCGTTATGATGCGCAATCATCAAATCACGCTGCAGCTGCGGGAAGTTGACGCACAGCAGTTTGATCGCATCTGCTGGAGTTCTTAGGTTGTAATACTCGTGATGGGTGCCGTACTTCTCGCCTAGCTCACCCGCAAGCATCACCAGTTGCATAGCGATAAACGGCGGCGACCCTCGACCTATAGTATCGCCCGAACAGCTCTAATGCACTTAGGCTGCCATGCCTTTGATGCAAGATCTTGTCGTCAGGTATATAGATCGCAGCGTGCATTGGCGTCCGCGTTCCAAGCCTCATGATCAACACATCACCAAGCCGACGATCCTCAAGCGAGACCGACTTAAACCCATAGGCGACAGCTTGATCCAAAAAAATGCTATCTGACGTATGCAAGTCAATGGGCCTTTTGTAGTCAGGCAAGTGAATCCCGCGCATGGCGTAGAACTGTCGCACCAGTGAGAAGCAGTCCTGCTCTCCGTAAACAAACTTTTTGCCTATCAAGGCTTGATAGTTTCCCATGTGCTGTTTGGAACGGAAAACACATACCACCTCAACTTAGTCTGCCTGCAGCTTTTGAGATCAAAATCACTAAAACCACCACCCTTTGGATGTGAATGCACAACCGCTTCAATTTTTCCAGCCTGCATAGCCTTCAAGTAATCAACAGGATTTAGAACAAAATCAAGCTCAGGCTTGTCAGCAATGTTAACACAAGGAAAATACGCTCCAGACACAATTAGGCCGCAAGCCTCTTTTGGGAACTGTTCGCAAGCGTGAGCCTCAGCCCTAAGCCTGCACTCTTGCTCCAAGGAACCCTCCAAACGGCAACGCAATGTTGTTATCACCTTCATTATCAGGAAAACGTAGACGACAGCTAGAAACACGCTTGCCGCAATTGTCAAATTTGTTTACTGCTTCGTCGAACGTCAAACCGTTGATTGCGGCCAATCCTTCCATTTCTTGCTTGCTGATCTCAACGTCGTCAACCCTGTAGTACCTATTGCCATCATAAGTGCAACGGTTGCCACGATATTGCCAAGGGCAAAATTCAGTCACCTTACGGCGTGGCAACTCAAGATTTGCCATGTCAAGTTTTGCTGTCAGCTCAAACTCAACAAACTGGAGATTCTCGCTGCTTACACGGTCGATATACCAAATTTCTTCGGTCTTGGCATCAGGATCAGCCGTAGCATTGCCACCACTAAAGTTTGCAGCATCTAAAAACTTTTTAAACGTCCTAATACGCACTACCTCTGCCTTTAAGGGATTGTAATTTTGCTGAACAATCAAGGAGCTAATTGCACCATTGGCATTAGCGACCTTCAGTGTCGGTCGAGCAATAGTTCCCTTTGCTGACGACTCAAATCCAGATACTTCAACTGGTGCAGCAACATAAGTGTTACCGTTAAACTCAATCGGCGCTGTTAATTCATTTGTCCCAGCGTGATAACGCAGGGTTTCATCAACGTTATTGACAGCCTTAGTCAGGCGTATCTCAAATAGATCAATGACTGCACTAGGCTCCAGCTTTTGCAGTTCTTCAAAATACGCCGGCGCTTCACTACGAAGGTCTTCAACGTACTGCGGAATGTTGTCTGTCATGGCTCAAATACCTCAATAAAAACAGCATTAATGTTAAATGCGTTTGCAAATGGCATTTCCTTAGACCATGACTTACAAATCCATTTATATGTTGAGCTTTCATCTATAGGCGACCAATTAAAAGCCTCAACACCAGCTCTTGCTTCTAAAAAATCCTCGATGGTATCAGCATCAGTAGAAGTCAAATAACTCCAACGCAAACTCCATTCCTTAGGGTCTTGATTTATGCCAAACACAGCCCTTTGAGAGTAACCAGAGCCAAATTCAACACTGCGAACCTTAGGAGAAGACTTTTTGCTTGCTCCAAAATCAGGCGTGATATTAGGAAAAGTAGTCATCAGCTAAGAAGCCCTCCAGGTCGCTTTTGTTTGATTATCTCGGCTTGCACAGCTGCGCCAATGGCAGAGCCAAGAGCCTTTGCATTGGGTTGATCACCTTGCACAGCAGAACCTGAAGCATCGACGTTTACAACCACGTTACCAACACCACCAGAAGCCTCAACTCCGAGACGACCGCTAGGACCACGACGCAACGGCATAATCGCCTCAGGGCCAGCCTCACCCATCAGGCCAACACCATTGGCAAACGGAAACAGCGTAGGTTTGCTGACGACACCGCCACGAGCAAAAGGCACAACACCGTTTTGCGCGAAAACGCCACCGTTAGCGAAAGGCAATGCGTTGAACAATGACTTGGTGCCAAATTGAATCAGTAGGCTTGCAACCTGACGCAAGATATTGCTCAGAGATTCGTTCAGCGACTGCGCTTCAAATATGGCGGCCTCAATTGCACCTGCAACATTTGATTCAATTGATTGCTTTATACTTTCTGTCAACTTTTCTGTCTCAGTCATTTCTTTATTAAATTCTTTCTGAGCATTTAGATTCTTCGCAATCTGTTTGCCAGCAGCAGATAAAGCTTTTTCCGTAAAGGCTACAGCGTCTGCCGTTTCATCTTCACGGTCAATGTACTCAACTTGCATGTTTGCACGATCCTCTAAGATTTTTACAACATTCTCCTGCTCTGCTAGGTTTATATTTAAAAGCTGGATTTCACTCTCACGTGCCTGCAGGTCAGACTCAGCCAACTTTTGCCTTGCTAGGTCAGCCTCTAATCCAGCCAAGCGTAATTCGTTTTCTTCCTTGCGTGCAGCAATAATTTTCAAGCTAATTTCATATACTTGCGGTGAAATATCAGCGCGAGTCTTTTCAACAGCAGCGGCACCACCGCCATCGGCACCACCGTCAAGGCCAGTCGAGGTATCACGCAGCCCACTGCCAAACTTATCGGGCGTGAAGCCTTCAAACATATCAAGATACTTGTCAGTCAATTGCTGAAATGTTGTTTCACCTAAAAATGTTCCTAGGGCCTCAACGTATCGCCTTCTTACTTCTTCCCTGTCCTTCATGCTTAAAAACATATTGCCAGGGCCGCCTATGCCCTGCTCAACTTTATATCCTTCTAAAACTTGCCTCCCAATTGTTCTAGGATCTACGCCCATTCCTCTGACAGCGATTTCCCGCTGAGCTTGTTGAAAACGACTTAACATCGCAGAAAGCGCTCGTCCAGCAAAATCAAAAAACGGTTTTAATGCGCCAGCCATGTTTTTGGCGGCAGTTTTTATAGTGTTAACAATTTGCTCACCAAATGCCAAAAACTTAGCAGCTGTAAGTTTTAACGCTTTTTCGTTATCTATAGCAAAATTAACCAAATCAGTAAGATAGTCTTGAAAGCCTGCACCGACCTTTTGGAAAAAACTACCAAATTTAAGTGCTGCAAAAGTTAGCGCAACCTGCAGTCTTTGCCCAGCCTTTTCAGGCGCAGAACCTAGCACTGCAGATGTTTTGCCATATCTTTCAAATAAATCTTGAGTAAAATCACCAAAGCTAGACAAACGCACTTCACCTCTTTCAAGCATTTCATCCAGCTCTTGCGTACTAATTCCCATAGAATCAGCAAAAATAGTAAAGGCACCTGGCAATCTCTCGCCAATTTGCTGACGCAGTTCCTCGGCCGACACTTTGCCTTTTGAAAAGACTTGTGCTGTTGCCACTAAAGCTGAATTAAAATCGTTGACGTTACCACCAGTCGCCAAAATAGCTGCGGCCATCCCTCTGAAGGCTTTGTCGGTGTCTTCGGTGCTTCCTCCTGCACCAACAACGCTTGCTTTAAGCCTTGTGTACTGGCTTATAGCATCATCTATGGGAATAAGAAAATCTTTAGAAAATTGAGTAACAGATTGCAGGCTTTTGTTGTAATCTTCTTGCGACTCGCTTACACCAGCTAAAGCAATTTGCATACTGTTATATTGAGCGACAATCTCAGCAATTTGACCAGCTTGTTGCCTTAAGTTGCCAACAGTTGCTCCAAGTACAGCGCCAGCTGCAGCGCCAGGCACTCCTCCCAAAATGCCGCCACCTAAAGCGCCGACAAAACCTTCAACACCACCAAAAACGCTAGCCCCAAGAGCTGTTGCGGCAACACCACCAGCCGCCCTGACTGCGCCACCTCCAGAGCGCGACCTTTGACGGCCTTCCATTTTTTGAAGCTGCGCGTCAAGTTTTTTTGCTTCTGCAGTAGCTTCTTTAAACTCTTTTGATCCGAACTCAAGACTATTTGCAAGCTCCTTAAAGGCGGTGCTAAATCCTCTGACGTTATTTGTAGTTTTAGTGCTTTGGCTTGATAATTTTTTTAACTCAGAAACACTATTTTTTAACTCATTGCTTACAGGCTTTACTGCCTTTTGACCAAGCTTTGTCAAAGACGCAGTTAGCTTATCAATCTCACCTTTGCCAATAGACCTGACGACAACCTTGAGTTCAGTAGTGACGTTAGCCATTAGCTTTTCTTCTTGTTGAAAGTGGTCAGTGCCGCTGCTTCCATTACCTGCAAACCTTCAAACAAAGCAGCAGGGTCTTGTACTGCATACAGTCTACAAAGCCAATCCAGCGGTGCATAGTCTAACCCTGTGGGTCCGCCAAATCCTATTCGCCACTGCGTTTGCATACGCAAAAACATCGCCACAATATCCCAGTTTTCTTCCCACACTTCGCAATCATGCTGAACCCGCTCTAAGGCAAGCTCCGCAATCTTTTCTTCTGACATCCCAAGCGCACGCAAGTCAGCCTCGCGTTCATCAGTGACGCCGCCCGATGCCCAGTGACGAGCAGCGTCTTCTAGTTTTTTGCTGGTGACCCTGTAATGCTGTCAGTGTATGCAGTAATCACCGCACGCAAGACGTAAGGATCATCGAACAACGCTGACTTTGCTTCATCACTAAATTCAAGCTCGTTGCCATCTTCATCCTTGATGCCTTCCCACCCTTCAATGATTTGATCAATCAAAGCATCATCGCCAGACTCAACTAATTCGTTGAAGCCTGAACGTGAGATCTTTTTGAAGACAGCAGTGAAAGTTTCCTTTTTGAACTTGCCGCCATCAACGGGTACATCAACGCTGATAGGCCACTTATAAGAAGCGACCTTTTTAAGTACGAACGCCATGGTTAGGTGAAAGCCAGAGAGAACTCGTCGTTACCACTGGTGCTGGGCAACGCCAGATACGGCATTGAAAGGGAAACAACACCGTTAGTATCACCATAGCCGACGCTAGTAATGTCAGTCTGCGCCATTGTGAAGGTCATGATGTTGCCAGCAGAAGCTCCAACAACGATGCTGGTGTTGCCGGTAGCGACGCCAACGGCCTTCGCAAAGTAGTCCGTAGTGCCAACAGCAGGCGCTTCGATCACGGCAGTGCCACCAGGATTACGATCAACAATCAGCACTTCTTC